AAGGAGAACAAAATGTTTGTTTATACTTTAGTAGATACCCTTGTCCCTGTTGAGGAGGGCGTCGCCATCCACCCAGAACTACGCGCAGTGCTTCCCGAAATCCAAAGTCGTCTACGCTGTGATTTCTTACAGGAAGATAACCATACGTACACCGATCACAATGGTGACCTTACCCGCCTATACGTGGTGTTTCCTGGGCAACCGCTAGCCGCTGGATGGATTAGTTACCAAAAGGAAAAGTACACGGTGGGTTCGCATACCATACGTAATGACAAGTTTAGTGAGGGTAATTACGACTACCACACTCGCTTCACCACCAAGCGAGACACCTTAATAAAACTCGTTAACACACATCTTCGACGTACACCTACCACGGAACTAAGCAAGCATATGTGGAGGGTGAAGGTCAAACACCCTGATCCCGATACACACCGTCGGACGGGCTACACCACGTATTCGGATGCGAGGTCTAAGTTCTCCGGTGCAAAGTCTGCGCCTACAAAAGCTGCTAACGATGCCGGATACGAATTAGGTCTTAGAATGGGAGGGTCTTCATCAGACGAACTACTCAAGGAGCTAGAGACGTTAGGCCGTTCTGGTTATGTATTTGCATCACCCATGGTAGCGGAACAAGTTGCCAAGTATGTTGCGGCACTAGATGAAAAGAAAGCGCGAGAGAACCGTGATAACGCTGATGATATGGTGTTCGTTAACTATAACGGCATCGAAGGACGTGACCCTGACGTGTGCCGTGGTTGGATGGATAAGTATGCCAGCTTTAATGTGTTCACCATTGCAGACGCTAATCTTTACGCTGGGCTGCGTGAGGATGAGTTATCTCGTCTCGGCGCATTGTCTATCTGCCAGCCTGGGCAGTTTGTCGCGGATGTAGGTATGCGTGTGAACAGCACATGCTTCTTTATTTATGCAGGCGACCATGTGTGATCGTGGTTGTCTATGTGGCCCTATGTTGTCTCATGTTGTCTCATGACGTCCACATACGTCTCCAAATTACCTCATGTTATATCGAAACGCCCGAGATTATCTGATATGGAGAAGGACATAATAGTTCACCGTGTAGTAGTAGATCCTACAACTAAACTCGTTAGTGTTTCACAATTTGGCATGGAACGTGTTGACATTGGTCGTGAGCGTGATTACGATTGTGTCGATGATCTACCGAAGTGGATGCAAGAAGGGATCGCGTTGCTCTCAATGACCAGCGCAGTTCCCCCCACTGAAGAGGTAGATGGCGTAGGCCGTAGGATCGAGGAGAATATCTTTTGGCTGTATGACAGCCTAGCGAGGAGGAAACCATGAACATATTTTATTTAGATAAAGATCCCACCACCGCTGCCATGTCACATTGTGACCAGCACTGCGTGAAGATGATACTTGAAACAGCGCAGCTACTTAGCACGGCGCATCGTGAGTTGGATGGGGATGAGTACGCCAATGCACGAGGGTTGTATAAAGCTACCCACAAAAATCATCCGAGTGCTATCTGGGTACGTGAGAGCGCAGCTAATTATGAATGGGCATACTCACTGCTTGTCGAGTTATGTAATGAATATGAATACCGATATAGCAAGATCCATAAGACCGAGCTTGTAGGTATTCTTGAAGCGTTGAAGATGTTGCCTACTAACATACCAGCACGCATACCATTCCAAGATCCGCCGCAATGTTTCGGTGAGGGTAACGACCACCTGAAGGGTGACGATACGGTGGAGGCTTACCGCCGTTATTATCTGAGCAAAGCTAACACCATGAAGAAGCCGCCGCGTTGGCGGCATACCGAACCACCATTCTGGTGGCAACCACAATGAAACCAGTTACTACGGAGAACATGAATGACCCCTGAAGGTCGCGTAAAGCGCACTGTAACAAATCAACTTAAAGATCTAGGTGCGTATTATTTCTTTCCCGCTACTGGCGGGTACGGACGGAGTGGAGTTCCAGACATCATAGGATGCTTACACGGTAAGTTCTTTGGTATTGAATGTAAGGCTGGCAAAAACAAGCCCACGGCCCTTCAAGAAAAGAACCTTTCCGACATCAACACTGCCGGAGGCTTTGCCCTAGTAGTTAACGAAGAGAACATGGCGAATGTTAGGGAGATCCTACTGGAAGCCGCTTCTCTAACCTAAACCAAGGAGGATAAAATGAAAGGATTTATGGACCTTGTAAGTTGGCTGTTTGCCCCACGGCCAAATAAGTATGAAGAAATCAAACCCGCAAGGCCCAAGTCTCGGCCACGGCACGCTATAAAAGTATGGCGTTATTGTCGTGCGGGTAAGAAGGGTGGACGTAGGTTGTACTGCCCGAAGTGTAACCAAGCTCATAAGATAAGTTACATGGACTGGGATAATAAAGAGTGTAAATCATGTGGCAAGCAAATCGCCAAGTATGAATGGTACACCATACCCACAGGAAAAGAACTATCGCGTCTTGCAGAGGGGAGACCAGCAAATCATGTCTGAACAATTAGAATTACCTTTTGACCCACCTCTGGAGCGTGCGTTGATACGGGCCGAGGTGCTACGCACCGCAGAGCAATACGTAACTAAAGATCGTGCCGCTACACACGGCAACATGGAGGATAACTTCTCAACGATTGCTGCGTATTGGTCTACTCATCTTGGTATTCCAATCACTGCGATAGACGTATCTGTAATGATGACGTTGCTCAAAGTAGCGCGCATCAAAAACGGTGACGATAATCTTGATAACTACATCGACGGGGCAGGCTATCTAGCTTGTGGTGGTGAGTTATCACAAAGGGGGTGAGGTATGGACTTAATCACCCTCGACTTCGAGACATACTACGACAAAGAGTATTCTCTAAAGAAGTTAACAACCGAGGAGTACATCCGCGACAGACGCTTTGAAGTTATTGGTGTGGGTGTAAAGGTTAATAATAAAGAGGCAGAGTGGGCCAGCGGTACACATGAAGAGATCACTAAGTATCTACGAGCGTTCCCGTGGCATGACGCCATGCTACTCGCCCACAATACTATGTTTGACGGTGCTATATGTAATTGGCGCTTTGGTATTCGCCCTCGCGCTATCGCCGATACTTTGTGTATGGCTCGTGCTGTCAATGGTGTGGAGGATGGCGCAAGCCTCAAGGCGTTGGCTACGAGGTACGGTGTTGGGGTTAAAGGCACAGAAGTAGTCAATGCTCTGGGCAAGCACCGAAATGATTTCACCGACACCGAATTAGACCGATACGGTGATTATTGTATCAACGATGTTGAGTTAACCTATGACATCTTTAGACGTATGGCCGTTGGCTTCCCCCGTAAGGAACTGAAGCTAATTGATCTGACCCTACGGATGTTTGTGGAGCCTACGTTAGATCTAGACCTTGGGTTGCTTGAGCAGCATCTATCTAATACGCGCGACGCTAAGGATAACCTGTTAAGGGATGCCGGTATCGAACGTGAAGACCTGATGAGTAATCCGAAATTTGCGGAGATACTACGCTCGTTTGGGGTAGAACCCCCGATGAAGGTTAGCCCAACAACGGGTAAGGAAACGTATGCGTTTGCTAAATCGGACGATGCCTTCAAAGCTTTGGCAGAACATGAAGATGCTAGAGTGCAGGCGGCGGTATCGGCGAGGCTTGGTGTTAAAAGCACACTAGAAGAAACTAGGACGCAACGGTTCATAGATATAGCCAAGCGGGGATTGTTGCCCGTTCCGGTTAGGTACTACGCTGCACACACTGGGCGTTGGGGTGGTGATGATAAGATTAACTTACAGAACCTTCCTTCTCGTGGTCCCAATGGTAAAGCGTTAAAGCGTAGTATCATTGCGCCCGAAGGTTACTCCATCGTGGAAGCTGACTCGTCACAGATCGAAGCTCGTGTGCTGGCATGGCTGGCCGAGCAAGAGGATCTTGTTAGTGCGTTCACTAACAAAGAAGACGTTTACAAACAGATGGCTTCCCGCATCTATGGTGTACCAGAAGATGAAGTCGATAAGGACCAACGGTTTGTTGGTAAGACAACAATTCTGGGTGCAGGCTATGGTATGGGGGCTGTACGTTTCAAAGAACAGCTAAAGACTTTCGGGTTTGAGATGGACCTCGACGAGGCTAGGCGCGTTATCAATATCTATCGTGACACCAACTATCAGATTAACAGGTTATGGCGTGATGCACAAAACACCATTGCGAATCTGCAACGTGGCGACGCTGTATCTTTAGGGGTAGGCGGTCTCATAGAAGCAGTGCCGGAGGAGTCATCCTTACGCTTACCGTCTGGTTTGTTGTTACGGTATGGTGATCTACGTGCTGACCAGACTGACCAAGGTTACGAATACAACTACAAGACTAGGCGAGGCCGAACCCGTATCTATGGGGGCAAGGTTATCGAGAACGTATGCCAAGCGTTAGCGCGGTGCATCATAGGTGAGCAGATGTTGATGGTAGCAAAGCGTTACCGTGTAGTTCTCACTGTGCATGACTCTATTGTTTGCTGCGTCCCCGATACCGATGCCGAAGAAGCCAAGGCATATGTTGAGAGTTGTATGCGTTTAGTACCAGACTGGGCCGAGGGACTACCTGTCGATTGTGAAGCCGGTATCGGCAAATCTTATGGGGATTGTGAGTAATGACTGATGAATATGATGTTGAACGTAAGATCCATGATGAATGGATCAAGTTAATGAACTATATTGCGGATCACTCCCCTGATGAATTAGCTGACGTGCAGCAGATGAATAAGGAGTATGGGGAGTTTCCTAAACGGTTTTTCCAACAAGGGTATCGGACAGGCTTTCATCATGCAGCGAAACTAGCAGTGGAAGCTATGAACGATATTAGCAACGACGATGACGAAGAGGGCGCGTAAATGACTTATAGTGTATCGCCTTGGTCCTTCAGCAAAATAAAAGCCTTTGAGCAGTGCCCGAAGCAATTCTACCACATGAAGATTGCAAAGGATTACGCTGAGAAAGAGACCGAGGCGATGCTATATGGGACATTGTTCCATGAAGCTGCCGAGAACTACATAAAGAACGATACACCAATCCCTGAGAAGTTTAAGTTTGCAGAGAAGGCATTAGAGAGCCTCAAGAATAAACGCGGTGTAAAGTTATGTGAGTACAAGTTAGGGCTTACAGCTAACTTAGAACCGTGCGGGTTCTTCGATGAGGATGTGTGGTTTAGAGGTATCGCGGATTTAATAATCGTTGACGTCTTAGCAGATACTGCATGGGTAATAGATTACAAGACTGGAAAGTCTGCCAAGTATGCTGACAAGGGGCAGTTGGAGCTGATGGCATTAGCCACGTTCAAACACTTTCCTGACATCAAGAAGGTCAACGCTGGACTATTATTTGTTATAGCGAAAGCATTGATTAAGGACAGTTATCAAGATACCGCCGCCCCCATATTATGGAAGAAATGGTTGTCGGATTACGCTAAAATGGAGAAGGCGTTGGAGACCAACACATGGAATCCTCGGCCTAGTGGCTTGTGCCGCCAACATTGTGCAGTTTTGGAATGTCCTCATAACGGGAGAAACTGATGCCTTACACTAAGAAACCTAGACCCTACAAGAAAGAATACGCGCAACAGAAGGCCCGTGGTGAACACGCGGATCGTATGGAGCGGCAACGCGCTCGGCGTAAGATGGATAAGACAGGTAAAGATGCTAACCGTAA